CTCGCGGTGAAGCAGTCGCTGCATGCCTCTCCAGGCCCACAGGTACATCGTGATGGCCGCCGTCGCCGCATATGAAGGTGATGGACCGCGATCGTAACGAGTGCGCCAATCGGCATGCCGATAGATAGACCAATGACAAAGCTCACAGACTTTCTCCCCGGTTCAACCTTGGGGTTTCACCCATTGCGTTGCAGGCCGAGCACGGCAGCTCGCACTGATCCGACATCTGCACGTAGCGCTTTCCGTCACATTGCTCGCAGCGAGATGGAGACGTTTTCTTCTCTGCTCGCTCCAGTCGCCAGCCGCTGTTCGGGTCGTTCAGCAGCTCGGTTGCGTAGTCGGCAGCCGCCTGCGTCATCAGCGTCAGCACCAACGTCTGTGGGTGCGGATGCCGAACGTTCACCTTCATCACGTCGCCGATCTGAGCCCTAACCATTTCTCTCTCCCTGCGAAGCTCTGGCCAGTCGAAACTCGTTCCAGAATCCGCCGACGCCAAGCGCACCATCTGAATCAGTGATCTGCGCCGCCACCGCGTCGAATCGACCCTTGTAGTAGTCGGCAGTCAACTGCGTCTCGCCGCATCGACGCAGCTGTTCCGGCGTCAGCAGGGCACGAACCTGTTCGCGAGATAGGGGCTTCCATTCGTCGCCGTCATTCGCGAGTGCCTGAACATAGGCAAGTGCAATCCATTCGAACTCGCTCTTGCCCCAGCGCGAACAGCTCGGGTTGCCAAGCGCGGCGAAATCGCTCGGTTTGTAGTTGCTCATGGAGCTGATTCCTTCGTTGGACGTGAGTACGGGTTGATTCGACACCACGCGATGTGCTCGGCACCGTTCACGTCCTCGGGGTATTCGACCGAGTAGGCTTCGCCAGTGAAAACGAGCACGACATCGCCGTCATCCTTGGTCGGCTTGGAAAGCATCACGGGGTGCCAGGAGTCGGACGCCTCGTCGGCGAATACACATGCAGCCGCGAGCAGCTTGCGCGCCCACCATGCCGGATCGCCGATGACAGTCCCGGCCGGCATCTCTTTCACAAGCCAGTCCGTAAACCGTTGCAGGTGGTCCGCAGAGTGAGGCACTGCTGGCGGTAGGGCAGGTCTCACATGGAGTGCCGTCAGCGCGTCGCGTAGTGCGTCGGTGTCAGGGTCTGCCGTATACACGCGCGGGGCGTCCGAAGGCGGGCCGATCTGCACGCGAATTGGCGGTAGGGCGGCTCGCATGTAGCCCGGGCAAACGGCGTCGAGCATGGCGCCGCAGGGCTTGCCGATCATGCGCACCTCGAACGACTCGCGACCGCAGTGGTCGCAGCGGCATTCCACGCGCGGTTCGCTGGTTGGCGGTTGCGCGGCTCGCCGCTGCTTGAGTTCAGTCAGCATCACCACAAGCCCTTCGCTGTCGTCCATGCTCAGCTCGCATTCCTGAATGCGCCGGATTGCATGCTCGATCGCCTCGTCAGCCGGCGGCTCGGCTGCTACGAGAGTTCGCGTGTATTCGCGCCACAGCTTGTCGATGAAGCTCAGGAGAATGCGATTGCTCTCGCTGACCTGTACTCCGTTGCGGATGGCGTTCACGACGGCGAGGTCCTGATCGAAATCCGAACCCTGCTCAGGAGGCGGCAGTTGCGTAGCTCCCTCTCGGGTGACTCGCATCACGTAGCCGAACTGGCACGATTGCATCGTCTCCATCTCTTCGGCTTTCAGTTGGCGCATGATCTCGAAAGCCAAATCGAACTTGTCTGGCTGGCGAACAGCCGGCGGTTCGTGGGCTGAGTCAGCGACATAGCAAGGACCATCCGTACGATGCACGGTGCCGAGCGTCGTAGGCGAGCCACACACGCAAGGTTCGATAGTGTTACGAACAGCGCCATACAAGTCGCCAATGGCCTCCACTACCGCGCTGTACTGCGCTCCTGAGAAGCGGAGCGAATACTGTTCGCAACCGAGTTGCTGCCCGTGAGCAGTCGGAAACGACTTCTTCCCCACCATCAGGGCGTGGAATGCTTCTGAGACAGCCAGAATGAGCTGTTCCTTCGATGTCCGGGAGTCCGTCATGATTGCACCGCCGGGGAAAGCCGATACTCGTAAACCCAGTTCATGACTTCGTTGATGCGACCACTGATGTAGTACGCCTTGCCGTGATGGCCATCCTCCCGAGCCGACGTGATCGTGACTTCCTCTCCGTTGTACTCAGGGAAGTCCTCCAGCCCGGTCAAAATGCACACCTGACCAACGGAGAACTTGTGCCCGTCTGGAGTTGCGCGATATAGCTCTGCGTTTTCAAATGAAAGATTGTCCTTTATAGCGCGCAGAACGTCTGGATCGTCAATGCTTAAGAGCAACGTATTTGTCATGGGGAAAGTACCTCGGCAAAGCTTGGCGCGCAGATAGACCAGTTCACGCGCAGCCGTGATCGGCATGTGAGCAACAAGCTCGGCCAGTGCCATCGCTCGGTGCGATTGATCGTCGTCGAGCATCACCGATTGCAGGCTCAGCTCGATGTCGCTCGGATCTTTGGTTTGCTGTTCGCCCATGGCCCATTCCTCTCCGTCAGGAGATATGCGGAGCCTCTGGTCCGAGGTGCGCGGAGTAGGGGAGTTCATGCGGCGCTCCTTGCCGCACGCCGCGGCGTCAGGAGGCGGGCATCACTTCGCGCTCGCCGCGGTCGTAGACACGAATTGTCATCGCTGCCGTGGTATGACCCAGCAGTTGCTGTGCGGCCTGTACGTTCGGGCACTTCGACGCTGCTCGAGCACGCAGGTCGTGGTACGTGAATCTCTCGTGGCCCAGCCTGCGCCATCGTCTTTGATAGCGCTGCCAGATAGCGCGGAACCCGTCCGACGTGTACCGCTGCCCGTCGCGCCTGCGGATGACGTACTCGCCCATCGGTGCCATGCGCTCGCACATCTTCAGCAAGAGATTCAAGCCGACCGTGATCTTCACGCCGATGCGCTTGCCGGTCTTCGATTGCTTGAAGTGAATGCGCCCCATCTCGCGGTCCACCTGTGACCACTTCAGACCGAGGATGTCGCCCTGTCGTTGGCCGGTCATCACGGACAGCTGCATCGCAAGCCGGAGCTTGTACGGCACAGTGCGGCGGAATGCCCTGTACTCGTCGTCCGTCACCTCCCGATCGCGTGGCTTGGACGGGTGCCGTTTCACATCCTTGCACACGTTGCGTTCGCACCAGTACCAACGCCCCACAGCTTCGCCCATGGCGCACGAGAGAACGGCGAGTTGTTTGTTCCGCTGGATGCGACCCTTGGTCACATTCATGAACTCGGCGAAGTGCTTCGGCCGAAGATCGTCGGCGAAGTAGTGTCCGAGCCATTTCCGCAGATCCCTGCAGTGCCTGGCGTAGTCCTTCTGTGTTCGCTCGCCAAGATTCGGGACATAGTCCCGTTCGAAACGGTCCAAGATATCGCTGACCGTATAGCGCGGCTCCGTTTGATCCATGGGAGCAGCGTACCGCTACGAAGGCATACTGTCTATAAACACAGTATGCTTTTTTTGTTTCCAAATGTTTGTTCATGCCGCAAATCTCCGAGCGATCATCTCGTCGACTTCCTCCAGCAACGTTCGCTCGTTGCCGAATCGCTCGATGAAGGCTTTCTTGTTCAGAGCGAACGACGGGCCGTAGATCCGTTCCCAGTAAGCTTCTGAGATACCAGTCGGCGGAATCCCGCGGTGGTGCCACAAACAGAGGGGCAGCGTCGCCATGTGTCCACCGGAAGCCTTACGTGTGCCTCGGTCCACAATATGGTGAATCTCACATACGGACCCAAGGTGCAGCTTCAAGCAGGCGATGCAGCCAATCTTGTGAAGGGCCTGGAATCTCTTCTCTTCCGCCTTGGTTGGCTTGCCGGTTGAATGTTTCATGCTGCCATTCCCATGAGCTTCATTAGCTCCAACTCGACCTCGGGAATCTCGACGCCTGGCATGACCTTCTCTTGCACAACATCGAGGATGCGCGGCCAGTACTCGCGCCACTCGTCTTCGGTCATCGATTCGAAGCCCGTGCTCTTGGGAATCTTGGCGATGACCGCGCCACCAGCATCGAAGATCGGATCGTAAAAGCCGGTGCACAGCTTGATCGCAGTGTGGACATCTTCCTTTGAGCGGACAGGCATCCACTGCCCGGGATCGATCTCGATACGTTCGCAGTTCTGCGCACAGACAGTCATGAGCTTCCAGTAGCGACGATGAGAGACCGGATCGCGTACGCGGATGAATTTCACGTAGGCGCACTCACCGATATCTAACCGGCGATGTACGGCCTCCACGTCCTCATCCGCAGGTAGGAAGCCTCGACCGTGCTTTGCGAGATAGCCGCGCATTAGAAAGGAATCTTGTCGTCAAACGGATCTGGCTCGGAGCGAGGATCGTTTCGGCCACCAGTCGGTGGCGATGACCGATCGCTTTGCAGCTTCGGCTTGACCTTGATGGAAAAGTACCGCTTGCCGGCCAGCTTTCCGCCTTCCTTGCCGGTGTTCACCCACGCGGCCAGCCAATACTCTTTGCCGTCGATGTTTATCGAGCCCTGATGCGATGGGTCCTTATCATCGCGCTTTCGCTCATTCGCGGTCAGGATTCCAGTGTTGCGATTGTCGTAACTCACGCGGCTCTCCGATACTGCTGAACCTTGGCGATCATCTCTTCCATCTCGGCATTGAAGACCCGGACTGCCTCGGCGAGCTTCTTGATGTACTCCTCGTCTCGGTAAACGCGCTTCGCGAAGAGAGGCAGCCCGGGCCAGTACGAAACAAAGTCAACCCACTCGCGCTCGGCGATCCATAGCTGGCCTTGGCACTGGGCGCGGTGCTCGGATGGCAGCTCGTCATAGAGAATGCAGTCGAGCTGCAGGTGAGGGAGCTTCGTCTTGATCTCGAGCATCCCAACATCGCCAACCAGGCTATCGGGGCTGCAGCCGGCATCGCCGCGGCGAAGGAAGCCAACCTTCTCGCAGGTCACTTCGGCGATCATCTCGTACAGGTCGCGGGCCTCGGCTTCCATCACTTTGCCGCGTTCCATGTGCTCGTTGCTGTAGCTCCACATGGGCTCGCGGGTAAGGCGCTCGCCGATCAGCTTGAGCATGTACGTCCGGCGTGTCTTCGAGTCGCCACCGCCGCGACCTTTGGCCATGACGGTGTCGAACTCGGACGCGGTCGGGATGCCGGCGCGGGCTTGATACCACTCCGTGGTTCCTTGCTCGCAGTTGAAAATCTGGAGTTCCATTACCGGGCACCTCGCGCTTTGTCTTCGAGCGCCTGGATAGCGGCCGTGTACCGCTTTGCCTCCAGGTCGGACAGCTTCTCGACCTTCAGGAACTTGAGGAACTGCGCTTGGTTGGCGCCCACTTCGGTGATCTTGGCTTTGAGGTCGGCGACCTGTTTCTCGGTGATGCGGGCGGGCTGTTCTGAGCCCTTGCCGTCGTCATCCTGATCCAGCGCGGCTAGGCCGGTGGCGGCGAGTAGGGTGTAACGCTGCAGGTACGTCACCGCCGAGCCGATCGCCTGGATGCTGTTCTTCCCGCCCGAGTCATCGGCAGCGGAATGCAGGCTCACGCTTTCGCTGTGGCCCTGCGCATGGGTCAGGACGCAGGTGACCTTAATCCGGTTGTCTTGCTGGGCCGTCTCCCAGCGGTGACTGATGCTGTGCTCGGCGAGGCCCTTGATGATGGCCGAGCAGATACCGCCGAGCGTTGCATGGTCGTACTCGGTGAGTTTCCCGGTCTTGTTCTCGTATGAGACATGCTTGTCCTTGACGAGCTCGGGCGGATTCGCCTTGAAGGCCGCCATAGCAGCGACGAACGCTTTCCGCGCCTCGTCGGCTTCCCATTCCTTCTTCAGCTGCATGAGCTCGCGTAGGGTCTCGATCGGCATGCCCTGTTGAACCGCATGCCCGAGCATTTGCATCGGGTTCATGACCGGCTGTGCTACGTGCTCGGTCTTCATTTCAACTACGGCGTTCATTTCGGACTCCAGATTTCCAGTTCATTGGTCAGCGAGCGGCCCCATCGCATCCACGTCGGCAGATCGAACTGCTGCCATCTCGCGTTCTCGCGGACACGCTCAAGTCGGGCTGCCTCGTACTCGGTTGTCACTCGTTGAGAGCTATGGAAAAGCAGGGCGTCAGCCATTCGTCGAAATTTCATGATGTGTCTGCTCCACGATCCAGTCAGCGGCTTCAACGATCCGGCCGATCAGGCACCCGATTACGATCTCGCACAGAAGGCGGCTGCTCACCGAATTTCTCCTGCGATGACTACGCGGGTTGTGCCATCTGCATGGCGGCGTCGATAGCTGCGTCCAGCCCGTGCTTGCTGATCTGGCAGACGAAGTACCTGTCACCGTCAAAGTCCTGCGGCGGGTACTGAGTCACATGCGGCAGTCGATTGCTGCCGCGGTGATCGCGCAGCCAGCGGTAGCGTTGAGCGTCGCGGACGGTCTTGGCGTCCTCCGCAGCTTCCGCATCGATCGCGCTGAAGATGTTCTCCAGGCACTCGATAGCGGAGCGGCGCGAGTGCAACTCGGCAGCGCAGACCCGTAGCGGGCTGTCAGCGGTCCACTTGCGGCCGTCCGGTGCAATTAACGTCCAGGTGCCTTCTTGTGCTTTCATGTTCGTTCGCTCTGTTCGTGTGCGATGAGGGTCAAGCTGCGTGCGCCATAAATCGGCGGGTGCCTTCGATGTGCCGAATGCGGCGAAAGTGATCCAACGGCAAACCGGCAGCCGCAACCTCCGGGCAGTTGCCAGCCAGGCCCAGGAATAGGGCGCCCGTCAGAAGCCGGTCACAAGGCTCAGCGTTTCGAGAGATCCCGGCCATGTCTGCCGCCAACCCCACAAAGCAGTTGCCGAAGAAGCTCTGTTGATCCCAGCACCATGGGTTCGCTTCGATCCGCGCCAGTACCTTGCAAAAATTCTCATAGTTCATGTTTGCTACTCAGGACTCTGAGGGTCAGTTGCTCTACAGTGGTGTTTTTTGAAGGGCAGCGGCGGCCTGTAGAATTGCCCAGCCTTCTGCCTTCGCGCCGTCACCAGTGGTGCCAACCCACTTCTCTACGTACGTGGTCGCGAACTCACGAAGGAACTCTATGCAGCTCTCCTTCATGGTCTGCGCTGCCTCGTGTCGGATGTGTGCTTCCAGTGCTTCTGGTGTCATGGCCAGGGGCTCTCTCTAAACGTCCAACGTATTCGGATCGATGCCGGCATCGGGCGCGAATCGCTTCAGCCATCCCGCCAGCAAGTCGGCGTCCTGTCGCTTCCGCTCAATCATGAGACGGAGGTTCCGGCCGACCGCGTTGTCCAGCTTGGTCTCTGGTTCGTTCTCCAGATCGCCCGCGGCATCACGAAGCGCGCTCATGCCTTGAGCAACCGCCAACATCAATTCTTTGGTGAGGATGATCGTCATGGCACGCTCTATTACTTGACCTTCAGCACTTCGACATCCGATCGATACACGTTGCAGCACGGATCGAAGTCATCAGATAACCGGCGAATGACGGTCAGCTTTTCGTGCGGGTCGTACTGATACGGCCGCACTTCGAGAACATCGCCCTTCTTCATCTTGAAGCGCTCGTCGTCTTCTTTGAGTCGAACGATCATTTCCAACTCCTGATTTGTGCACGGCTCAACCGTACTGCTTGGCTTTCTCGATCAGCTCGTCGACCGAGTCGGGCTGGATCACAGTCGCGATGCAGTTCGCTGCGTACTCGGCCTCGCGCTTCTGCCGCTCGATAGCGCCATGCCGATGATCCGGGTGAAAGAAGATTTCCGGCTTCAAGCCGTCCTTCTTGAGGTGCCCGAGTGCGCCGGCCTTCACAGCTGCCTGCAGCTCGCGGCGAACCTGCTGAGGAATGCGCCCACGAATGACGCGCGTCGCCTGAATCAGGATGTTCTGCACGTTGGGGCCAAACTCGTCTGTGTATCTAGTGCTCATCGACTCGCTCTCGATCAGTTCGTGCTGCCGGCCAGGTGATCCAGCCGGGCATCGATTCGCTTGATTGCCTTGTCAGTGAGCCCGGCGTAGTGCGACAGGACTCGTTCGCACGATCCCTGGGGCGGCTCCTCGTCGAGGACCTCGCGCAGCTCGGTGAGAAATTGCTTCTCGTCCATTACCGCGGCTCCCAGTTGTCGCGCGCCCGCTCGATCCACTGCTGGATGTGAGCGCCCAGCTCGTTGGCGTTGTCATGCGGGTTCCCGGCCAGACGCCCCTCGTCCTCGAGGATCCTGCTGGCTGCGTCGTAATAGCGAGCGCGGCAAGTCACCGGATAAAGAGCGCCGACTCCTGCAGTCCCGGCAGTCGGCGAACAGGGGGGCGAAGAAGCAGGCCGTTCTACTAGGTCGGGGTAACGACACATGGGTTGCTGCGAGCCTGTCTCTTCGGGGATCGCGCTGGAAACAGCGGTGCGCGGAATCATTTGGTTCGCGATCGCGCGCGTGTCACCGCGTTGGATCGCGCTCCAGAGGGCGTTCAGATCGGTGTGGACGCTCATGCGACCTCCGCGAGCAAGGCCGCGTCGATCTCATCCGCGCTCATGCGGAAGATGCCGCTCATGTCCAGGTCCTTCGCGACCTTGGGCGAAGTGATGATCGGGCTGCGAGGATGGCGCTTGAGCTCGTTACGATCGCGAGCGGCGATGTACTCGGCCAGGTCGGCGTCGGGGTGGATCACGGCTGCTTCCTCGTGACGGCGCGAAGCTCTGTGCGGAGGCGGGCGATTTCTTTGAGCAGGCCATTGGCGTGAGCAGTCGAGGCTCGCTCGCGCACAAAACCAAACCTGCGCATTAGCCAATCGATCACGGCTGCTTCCTCGTGCGCTTGGCGTACTCGACGGTTGCGAGGTCGGCGATCTCCGAAGCGAGCTTCACCACGAATTCAGGCCGGCTCTTGCTCTTGCTGGGCCACTTGAACTGGCCGATCACGGCGGCCTGGACTCGGCTCCAGTGGCGGCGGTCGGCGGTGGGGAGTTGCTTCGGCATGGGGTAAAGCATGGGACTAACTGTCCCCAGAGTCAAGGACTAATTGTCCCTTTTTTAAAAACACGATAGTGTGTTTGCCACGGCCCCATCCCGGCCGGTCAGATCAGGAGAGAACGTGAACTACGAAGTAAGTGACCCGGATCAGGCCTATGTGAGGCATTGGGCGCTGGTTGCGGCCCAAAACGATTTCAGGAATCAGCCACTCCCTGCGGCTCATGTGATTCTGGATCGGGCAGAGAGCTACTTAGGGTTTCTATCGACGGGCAAAGCCCCCGAGCGAACCGGGGGCAATGCAGGATCCGTTAGCGGCCAAGCAGACCCACATGGTGGGTGTTCAGGTTCGGCTTCAGCTGCTGACACAGCTCACGCTCAACTTGATCCCGGGTCGCCGCGTTTGGAATTGGACAGGCCAGGACGATTCGTGCGCCCGACCGAACCGCCTCCTCCCAGCGATCGTGGTTCGGCATGCGCTGGCTGAAATCGTCGGTCTGGCCAATGTAGAACACCTGCCAGTTACCTGGGGGCGACTCGGTGGCGAATGCATATACGCCGCCGACTTTGTTCCAGGTTGTTGTCTTCTGGTAGGCGCTGAACCGATAAGTATTCCCGAGAGAACAGGTCCAAGAAACTTCATTCGCCATGGATGGCTCCCTTTCGTTGTGGTTGTAATCCCTAGGGTGGTTCGCCCTTTGTG